ATGATAAATTCATGGATTACCATCCTCAATTTACCACATTCTCTAGAAATAGAAATTTGCTTGCGTATGATCAATACTATAAGAGGATCTCAAAGAGTCGTCGTTTTCTAGTGGATTTGAAGGCGTCTTTCTATCGAGATATCACTGATTTGCCGAGTGAGGATATAAAGAAGCTAAAACTCGGTATCAGTAGATTTAATCAAATGAGGGAAGATGCAGAAACTCTTGGTATTGATGAGAACGATGTTCCAGAGATTGAAATCCGCAACGTTGACCGCCCTTTTGTCGAGTTGCATATCATGCTTAATGGTCAGTGCGTATATACGGGAGAAGATAAAACGGGGATAAATCAGACGTACCCGTTCGTTCCTTTGGTATGCTATATGGAGCCATCCATATGGATGCCATCTCAGCGTATTCAGGGTATTTCATCATGCAACTGGTCAGCTCAAAGGCAATTCAATAAACGTCATATGAAAATCATCGATATGATGGATAGTACAATCTCTACTGGATACAAATATTTGATTGGCGCGGTAGCTGATCCGCAAGATTTGCAGCAAAGTGGGCAGAATAAAATCATTGGTATTGATCCCGAGAATGCTCCGCAGGGTATGGATTCAGTGCAAGAGTTGCGTGGTGGCGGATCTAATCCCGAGCTAATTCAGTATCAGCAAGTACTCGATCAATTGACTCTGACGCTATCTAACGTGACTGAAAGCGCGCTAGGTATCGATGAGAAGGGTAACACGCAAGTTTCGGGGCGTTTAGCTCAAGTTCGTATTGCTCAAGGACTGCGCGGTAATAGAAAGATATTTGATAATGTTGAGACGTCTCAGCAAGTTCTTGGTGGATTGATTCTACAAGCTATTCAAAAGCATTATCCCACAGGGAAAGTAGAGAGAATTCTGGCGGAGCAACCTACGGAGCAATTCTATGAGAAAGAGTTTGAGCAATATGATGCGGTTATAAAAGAAGGCGTTCGCTCGAAGTCTCAGAAAGATGCGTATTACTACGAGCTAGTCAATCTCAAGAAAGACGGCATTGTCAATGTTCCAGAGTCGGAAATTATACGGGCTCTATCAATGGCAGGCCTTAGCGATCTCGAAGAAGCAATTGCTAAGCAAGATGAAATGCAAACTGCCATTGCTGCTCAGGCTCAAGAGATGGCTAAACTCGAAATGGAGAAATTGGCTTCTGAGAAAGAGGCTAATCTAGGTTTGGCTCAGTCAAGAAGGGCTGATGTCGTTAGCAAGAACGCTCTAGCCGAAGAAAGGGCTTCTGAAGCAACTGAAAACGTTGCAAACGCTGCTCTTGAAAGAGCAAAAGCAATTTCTGAAATTTCTAAGCTAAATGAAGATAGGATTATTCAAATCCTAAAAATCATTAATGAATTAGAAAATAAAGAAAGAGCAGATAGAGAATTCACATCACAAAAAATATTTGACAAGGCAGACGCTATCAATAGCGAGACTCAAGGAACATCCGAAAACATCCAGCTTAATCAATCTTTAGCTCCTCAACAAGAATCCATGTCGAACGAGAATTCTTTGGGAGATGTCTTATGATCTTAAATATTTCTAAAGCTTTAGGGAGTTGTATATTTCGCCTGCCTGAAAGGTGGTGTATACGCATATGACAACTACGGCAAACAGTAATAAAATTACAGGGTTCATTGTTCCGATCATTCCCGTCAATGTGATGAATTTCAGTTTTTCCAACCTTATCGCAAATTCCACATTGATTAGATCTTGTTTTTCTAGACATGGCCTTAAACCATCCGTGCCCGTGTTTATAAGAATGGGAGTTTTATTTAACGCAAAAAGCAACAAGGCATTCTCTACAACAAAATCTCCCTCTGCCTTCAAGACTAGCAGAGTTGCAGACAGAAAACTCTTTTTTACAATGCTCACAAGTTTTTTCTACTTGCCGTTTCTGAGATTTTTTAAAGCATGCACTAGAACAATATCCTATATTAGAATGCTTAAGCCTAGATTCCAGAAATTCAAATTCAACACAGCAAGTTTTACAGGTGGTTTTAATCCTAGGTACCACCATAGCCTTGTCAGCACATTTTTTAGTGCAAAAGCACTCTTTTTGATTTTTGATTCTATTGGCAGCAACTTGAAAACTAGCGTTGCAAATTCTGCAAATCAAAGTGCTGCTTGTCTTCTTAAAATCATACTGACAAATAGTAGAGCAAAAAAGAGGTGTATTTCTTTTAATTTTATAAGGGTAGGTCTCAAAAGACTTATTACATTTAGAGCATTGTGTGATCATAGATCTCATGATTGCATATGGGCGAATTTAAATCAACGAGTTAATTAGGAGGCTAATGATGGCATCAGTTAAAGGTAAAGGGTCTATGGACTCAGGAAAGGGCATGTGTAGCTACGACAAGAATCCAATGTCGGCAGCAAGTCGTGTTGCTCCTAAATGCGGTCCTGGAATGAATCCAGACCAAAAGAAGGCAAATATGCTTCTACAGAAAGCGCAAAAGCAACAAGATTCACTACGTGGAATGAGTGGGATGTAATCCATGTCAAACTTATTGAAAGATCCAGTATCAGGTCTACTGTTACCTCGCCAGCATATTGATGAGAAACAGGCACTAAAGAAGGTATTAGATGATGTCGTTGACAACGCTGTTTTATCGAATCAGCACCTCAAGGACACGTACTATCTTGGAATACATGCTAGATTTGATAATTTAGATCGTTCAAAGTTTGTCGTTGACGCTCCTATGATTACGTATAGGTTACCTCCATTTGTAAGCAATCAATTTGTTTTTTTGGTAAATAACAAAAAAGGGATTTGTGAGCTATTGTGGATGGTTGTTAGAGATAAATCAGGAAAGTTAAAAGTAGAATTTAATAAAACAGGTGTCGCCTACCTGCAAGCAAAGGGTGCTATGTCATCGTGAAGGGCTGCTTCATGCTAACCTACGGAGAAATATTATGGAAGGTATCGTAGAACCTACAGAAAACGATCAAATGGATCAAATGATTGAGCAAGTAGCTCCAGAAGTTGAAACAAATGATCAACAAGCTATTCAGCACGAAGAAGTTCGTGAGAAAACGATGATTCCTCTTTCGGTTGCGCAGAAATTGCGTGAGCAGAAGAGGGAGTTGGAGTTAGAGCTTCAATGGGAGAGGCAAAAAAATAATGCATCTGTCCGAAAGGAACCCGAAGAAGAGGACAATTCCCGTTATGAATCAGCTACTAGAGAAGACTTAAGCAAGTCTCAGGAAGAAGCGATTCGCGTGATCGAAGAGCGCATGTGGATAAAGCAAAATCCTGAGAAGTATGAAAAAATAAATGAGCATTTACCTAAATTTTTAAAACAAAGACCTAACCTAGCTGGCGCAATCAATCAGTCATCGAATCGATATGAAGAGGCGTACACATTAATGGAAGCGTTGACACCGAAGCAGCAACAACAACTAAAGAGCCCACAGATTGCAAAAAGGGAAACCCCAAATGCTCCTGGAGGCGTTCCAAAGGGTGCTGCTCTTAATCAAGCTGTTGACGTTATGAATATGTCAGACAAGGAATTCGCTGAGTGGAGGAGTGCGCAAAAGCGTAACAGGTAGGCATAAGGAAAAATATGTCAGTGACTACAACATCAGGCTACGGCTCGATGTCTGACTCTTGGGCACATCGTGCTCTATTGCAGAGATCTAAGCCCCGCTGCGTTCACAATCTTTTTGGCCGTGCTTTTACATTGCCACAAAAGAATACCGACACGATGGCGTTCAGACGTCAAGAGAATTTGAATTCAGATCCAGTTGTACTTTCTCAAGATGCTGATCCAGCTCCCGAGCAAGTGCAAAAGTTTGATATCAACGTTACCATTCAGGAATTTGGTAAAGTTGTTCTTTTAGGAAGAAAAGTTCTTTTTGTTGTTGAAGATGATGCTGCTTCAGAAACAGCGGATAACTTGTCTCAGTGTATGCACACCATGCTGGACAAGGTTACACGCGATGTTTGGGACGCTTCTGTGCCACAAATTTCTTGCTTGAATGGTGTTAATGGAAACGCGATTACAGAGCTTACGCAAATCGATGTAAACCGAGCTATTCAGTATCTAGATGATAATGATACAGAGAAGATGACTCCTACCATTGAAGGCACATCACGATTTGGGACTGGACCTGTAGAATCTGGTTTCTGGGTTACTGCACACGTTAATCTTAAGGGTGATATTCGTAATCTAGACTCATTTGTCCCTACTTCTCAGTACGGATCGCAAGAAGCAGTCCTTCAAGCAGAATATGGTGCAACTGACGAAGCTCGTTGGGTAACATCGACTCTAGTTAAGTTTTCAACGGCTAACCCTGCGGTTTACAACAACACATTCGTTGGTGCAAACGCATACGGCTATGTTAGTCTTGACAAAGTTTCTACAGAAATGATCTTGAAGCCTCTTGGTTTCAATGACTATCTGAACCGTTTCCAGTCGATGGGCTTTACAGCGTGGTTTAATGCTGCAATTCTCGATGATTCCCATATCGTAACATTGCTCTCAACTAAAGCTTAAGGAGGCCTATATGTCAGACTTATTTTTCGGCCAGACTTGCACAGGGGCTTACAAGTTCATCTCTGCTGGTGCCGCGCATACTTTTACTTTTAATTTTCAACCTGATAAAGTTGTTTTTAACAACTTGACTAAATGGACTGCTACAGCAGGTGGAGAGCCTATTTCTGTTTGGTTTAGAGATCAAACTACTGCTGCACACGCGTATCAACAGCAAGTTATTGATTCGTCAGCTGGCGCATCTTTCAACTTCTTGGATACTGCAACCAATGGATTCACTGTAGCCGATACAGATGGTGGGCAAGCTTCAATGCATGCAACCATTTCTGGTATCACTGCGGCTGATCCTTGTGTCATTACTCATAGTGCATATACATTCCAGACTAACCAGATCGTAAGAATTACTGATTTAGGGTCGGATATGCCTACAGCACGTGGCATGGGTCAATTGAATGACAAAAGGTTCCGTATAGTTGTTCTTGGTGCTACTACATTCTCGCTAAAAGACCCTGTAAGCGGTGAGCCTGTTGATTCGTCAGCATATACAGCGTATGTTAGCGGTGGACGTATCACACTAGAAACAGCAGTACTGCAGTTAAATAACCCTCAGGTTACTCCATACAGCAATAGCAATCCATATTTATCTAATCCATTTTCTTACCTGCCAATTGAGTACAAGCTCACAGTTGGAAGTTCAGTTATGGGCTCGGACGGTGATGTATTTTTGATCGAGGTATACAAATTTGGCGAAGTGATCGATCTCGGAGACCTTATAACCTAAACATTTCCAAGTCCATAAATAAAACACATGGATTTGGAAATATGGTATAAGTTAGACTGGACTCTATTAAAAAGGAGTCCAGTTTATGAAAAAATGTACAGTGTGTAAGAAAGACGAAGAATTTGTAAACTTCTACAAAGATAAACGTGCTAAAGATGGTCTTTATAGTTGTTGCAAAAAGTGCATGGATAAGAAAAATGCAGAGTGGAGAGACAAAAACCCTGAAAGGGTTAAATATTTAAAAGATGCAGCACACGAAAGATACCGTGAAAAAGAAAGAGAATATGCTAGAGAGTATGCTAAAAAACTGAGGACTGAAAATTATGATAAATATCGTAGAAATAAGAATGCATGGGAATTAAAAAATCCTGAGAATGTTAAAAAGATACAAAAAAAAGCTTATAAAAAATACTACGATAAGAATTATGAAAAACTGTACTGGGCAAGTCAGGAATGGAGAAAAGAAAATCCTGAAAAAGTGAAAAAATATAGATGTAAAGCTGCAAAGTTAGCAAGAGAAAAATATCCTGAAAAAAATGCTGCTAGAAAAATGGTTTCAGGAGCTATTACATTAGGATTATTGATAAGACCTACAGTCTGCTCAAAATGCATAAAAGAATGCAAACCTGAAGGTCATCACCCAGACTACTCGAAACCCTTAGAGGTTATTTGGCTTTGTAGAGAGTGCCATAACAAAGAACATGGAAAATAACATAGGTTACGTTATCGAATTCAAGTGTTCAAAATGCGGTGCTTGCTGTAGGCGTGCAGGGCAATTAGGTTTGATGCCACAGCGTAAAGATGGTGCGTGCATTCATCTAGACGATGATAACACGTGCAAGATCTATGATACGCGACCTGATTTATGTAGAGCCAATGTCATGGCCGAGGTAAACAGAAAAAAGTTTAATTTGTCATTGCTAGAATATTACAAAATGTCTAATACATTATGTAATGAGTGGATCAAGGAAGATGGTTTAGACGATAGTTTTCTGATAAACATAGGTGATTATGAGCGGACAGACGGCGCATAGGGCAGATATCTTAGATATTACAAATGGTTTACCTTGTCAGGTGACCACGGTAGAGTCTCACGGATACTCTACAAATGATTTTGTTCGTTTAACTGACTTAAACGGTTCTATGCCTACACCTAGGGGAGAAGACCCTTTAAATAATTATAGGTGGCAAATCGTTGTTACAGATGTCGATAAATTCACTCTAAAGCACCCTGTAACGCATTTACTCGTAGATTCAACGAATTTTCCGCCATACGTAATTGGCGGTTACTGCAACTTAATTGAAACTGAATTTTATTATTATGGAGATAGCTAATGGCAAAACATACTCACGTGGCGAATAGGAATGAGGGCGACGTTCTAGAAACTGTTGTTAATACAATTGTTGATGAAAAACTTCCTATTGATGACATGCCCTTGGAAACTTTACGTGACTATCGATTGTACAATGATGAAGCTAGGAAGCTGAACAAGAAATTGCGCATATGCCGTTACCCAATCAAGCAATGTCCTATTGAGTTACATCCTAAGCAGAGAATTAAGTTTGGCAATAACGATAAATCCATGAATCCAGTGCCTATTTTTGTCAGCAACCATTTGATTCATTATGATGAGAAATTCGTTCCAGGAAAAACTTACGATGTTCCCGAATGTATAGTTCATTATTTAAGCGAGAAAGGGTATCCTGTGTGGGAGTGGGTTACATTGCAAGATGGGTCGCGAGAAACTCGTATGACTGGAAAACAGAATAGATTTTCACTAACGACCGTTTACCAAGAAGCATAAGATGGCATTAGGATCGAGAACAGTTCAAGACGCTTTAGATATAATGAGAGTAGCTATTGGTCGTAGGAATGCAAATGATCCAGACTCTAACGATGACACGCTTTTATCGTATCTGAATAATTTTGTCAGCCTGTCAATGCCAAACGATACGAAACTAATGGAAAGCTTCGGGACTTTGTCATTTACCATTGATGAGACAAATACTACAGGAGTATACACATTTAATGACGTTGGCGCTTCTCAAGACTTCATGAATATATCTCAAGAGGCTTTCATCTCTCTTCTCGATCCTGTTGACAATTCCGTTTCATGGAATAGATTGCCTATTTTTCAAGATCCTGGACAGTTTTTTGCGATTTGGGGGATCAATAACGATGAAATACTTATTGCAGGGTACCCAACGGCAATGTTGTATTACGGAAATGAGTTCACGTTCAGGACAATACCGGACACGTCATATTTGGTTAAAATCTACGGGTACAAGAAAAACGCCGACTATGAAAATGTCGGATCAGACATTCAGTTTGATTATTGGCTACGATATATTGCTTATGGTGCTGCTGTAGACTACGCGCGAGACTATCGTTACGATATGCAAGCAAGGTCTATGCTTGAGGCAACATTTAAGAGTGAAAGGAAGTTACAGTTAACGCATGTGCACAATCAAGTGAAAATGGCTAGAGCAATTCCAAGGTTCTAAAACATAAATAAAAGGAAAATAAGATGAAAGGTATGAAAAAAGATGTGAAGAAGCCTAAAGGCAAAGAAATGGAAATTGAAATTAAAGTTAGTCCTAAGGATGCAAAAAAAGCAAAGTCAAAAGGTAAATGAAATGGCAAAAGGAAAAGTTGTTAAAGGTAAGAATTTCGTAGCTGCTAACGAAGTTTACGATAAGAAGCAGGATAAGAAGTCTATAAAGGATATGAAAACTGCTGGCATCGCTAAAGAATTGAAGCTTGCTCAAAAGGAAGAAGGGTATTCTTCACAACCTAGGGTGAAGCCTCAGAAAAAAGTTTCTAAGTTGAAAAAGTAGGTAAAATATGGCTTGGGATTCCGCTTCTCCAGACGGTTCATTATCTGTGAAGGACAATCGTACACAAATGAATGCTAATAATGAGTATATTTCTGCGACAATGGGAGATGTTACTCATAATACGAAAGATCATTTCTGGGACATTTCTGGAGACAAAGATGGGTACCATCGGTCTGTAAATATGCCTGCCCAGGTTGGGCATATTTCACCTGCCACTGTAGCTATGGATGGTGTTATCTATTATAAATCAGCTGGTGGAACGGTTCAGGCATTTTTTAAGAATAATACTCTAGATACATACCAATTCATCCCTTCGTTTAAGCAGGGAACTGTAGTTGTTAATGCTTCATATGGAAATGTTATAAATGTTCCTGCAAGCGTATACGGAGAGATATTCATGTATACAACTGCATTAGGTAAACGATCTGCAGTGACTGGATTTTTTAGGAGTAATGCAACAATTGTTGAATCATGGGGTTTAACGCAATCAGATGATGGAACACAAACATCTACCCCATTAAAATTTGCTAGTGATACTGATGCAACTACTCTTTTTATTAAAGCACGTACAAGCGATGCGTCAAATGGGCAAACATGGAATTATCGTATTACCTATAGAGCTACTTAATGGAAATATACGAAATTACAGGTTTTCGGACAGGAATTTCAGAGGCTGGGGTTAATTTCCTACAGCCTGCCGAGTCTTTTCAGAATGTCGTAAATGGATTCATTTATAGGCAGGTTCTGCAATCTAGGCAGGGAGCTGGCTTCTTTGCTCCTAGATTAGCAGATGAGTCAAGAGTATACGGTATTTTCGAATATATCCTTCCAAGCGGAACTCAAGAGCTTCTTGTCGCTGACGCAAATTTTCTATATAAATACAGCACAGGATTAGGCACATTCGTACAGATACCATTTGGCGGATCCATGGCGGGTTACGCAGGTTTTTCAATATCTGATAATGACGCATATATCTCAGGAACCGCATATCCTACAGCTACAAATACAGGAAGATTTGTTTTTACAGGTTCTGGAATAAGTCCAAATGCGGCAGGTTCAGCAGTATTTTTCTATGACGGTACTAATGT